GAGGCGTTCAAGATCATGCTTCCGACGGCCGAGAACATGGCGTGCTATTTCGCCCATCGGGTGGCGCTTGAGAACCCGCACATCAGCATGGTGCGCGTCACGGTGGAGGAGACGCCGGGGGCGGAGGTAAGCTACGAATGTCAGAACAGCTCCGAGTAAACGAGATCTTCCTCTCCGTCCAAGGAGAAGGACATCTGGTTGGAACGCCCATGGTATTCGTGCGCCTCAGTGGGTGCAACCTGGACTGCGAATGGTGCGACACACCACACCAGAAGGGAGACCTGATGTCTCCCGAGATGATTGTCAACCAAGTCCTGTTCGAGGTGCGCAAGCAACCAATCCGCTACGTCTGCCTTACCGGGGGAGAGCCCACCATCCAGGAGCTGGAGCCGTTGCTGGATCACTTGCATGGAGCGGACTTTCGGGTCTGCCTGGAAAGCAACGGATCGCGCAGGCTGTCCCTGGACCGAAGAGAGATCTTCGACTGGGTAACGATCAGCCCCAAGCTCCAGTTCGGTGTGGATCGTTGGCTTCAGCGCACGGGCGATGAGGTCAAGATTCCAATCGGAAAGGACTTCCCCTCCGTTACGCACCTGGAAGAGGTGAGAGATCTGGGGAACTTCGAGTTCTGGTTCCTTCAGCCAATCGATGATGTGGACTTTCAATCAAACGCCAAGCGTTCGCTCCGTTTGGCCTGCGAGGACCCGCAATGGAGAATCAGCGCCCAAATGCACAAGCGACTTGGACTCAGGTAGCACTGGCGGTGAAGCAGATGCTGGAGGCCATGGGGCACGACCTCACGACGCCTGGGTTGATCGGTACCCCCGTTCGGGTGGCCAAGGCCTGGGAAGAGATGCTCTGCGGGTACCAGCAAGACCCGGCAAAGATCCTCACGACAGCCTTCCCGGCGGAAGGCTATGACGAGATGATCACGCTGGCCGGCGTGCCGTTCACCTCGGTCTGTGAACACCACCTCCTTCCGTTCTCTGGCCATGCGACCATCGCCTATATCCCCACCGGGGACCGGGTGGTAGGGATCTCCAAGCTGGCCCGCCTGCTGGATTGCTTTGCCAAGCGGCTCCAGATCCAGGAGCGCATGACTGCGCAGATCGCCAGTGCACTCATGCTCGCGATCGAACCATTGGGGGTGGGGGTTCACATCCAGGCAACGCACCTTTGCATGGTCTGTCGCGGGGTGAAGAAGGCGCAAGCGACCATGATCACGACCAAGCTCTGCGGGGAGTTTTTGAACAACCCAGCGACGCGGGAAGAGTTCTTCTTGCAGCTGAAGTTGAACCACACCTAGGAGGCGTCCATGTCGATCAGCTCCAAGGACTTTGAGTATTACTTTGCCGTGGACGGAAACGATTATCGTCAATATTCTGAGTACCTACAAGGCGAGGGAGTTTTGATCTCCTACGCTTTCTTCGAGGCCAAGCACGACAAGAATGGTCGGTACCTCGACATGGTGAAGAAGCACAAGGGGCGGGTCATGATGGACTCTGGCGGCTTCACCAACTTTACCACCCCAGGTTCGGTGAAGTTCGAAGCGTGGTTGGACTTCATGAAGTCCGAAAAAGGCTGGGTTGACGAGTACATACAGTTCGACGACCTGAAGTCCCGTGCTAAGACCATCGACCTTTACGAGAAGGCCGTGGGCCATGGGCTCAAGCCCTTGTTTGTTGAGCACTTGTACTTCAAGGAAAGCCACGCGGATCGGGTGAACAAGATCTGGAAGGACCGCGAGAAGGTGGCCATCGGCGGGTTTGGAGGCTTCCTACCAGGACAGGCGAAGGGGAACTACCGCAACCATTCAGGAAGGCTGGAGAAGTGCTTTCAGCGCGGACGGGATCTGAAGACCTTCGTGCACCTGCTGGGCGTGGGAAGCCTCAAGAAGTACATGGCTCACATGGATCGGATTCATTCTGTGGACTCGGCCTCATGGGACAAGGCTGTGGCCTTTGGAAAGATCTTGGCGTTTGAGCCGTATCAAGTGGATGGCTGGGGCGACGTTCCGTTCTTGCGCGCTTACTCCGCGGTGAACGCTCGCAACCAGAACCGGCCCATGCCGGCCAAGGTTCGCCGGGTAGCGTGGAGCGCCAACGTGAGGGAGCACAAGCTTCACAAGGTGGGGGTCAGCAACCGAACCAAAATCTGCAACATCCTCAACTACCGAAAGTACCTCAAGTCCATGAAGGCCTTTGACTTCTTGGGGTACCGCAAGTTCATGGAGGAGCAAGCGGCCGAGAAGGCCAAGGACGTGAAGAAGATGTACATCGACCTGGGGCAGGGGTTGACGTACTGGGATGATCAGGAAGAGGAGATGGAGCTGATCTGCAAGCAAGAGGCGCGTGCCGCGCCCCGTTCGTTGGTCGTGCAAGCGAACCATGCCAGGAAGGAAGACAAGCTCACGCCCGGGGAGTTCTTCTTCCAGCCCAAGCCCACCCGCGCGGCCGCGCCGGAAGAGGCGCAGAGCGTGGAGCGGTTTGTGGGGCTGTTCAAGTCGCACCCGGACTGGTTTCCAACCTACGTTCAAAAGAAGTACGACGGAGCGCGGCATCAGGTCCACAAGGTAGGCCAGGACGTGAAGATCTTCTCCGAGGACGGGGACGACAACACAGACCGCTTGCCCGGCGTGGTGGCCGAGGTGCGAAGGCTCAAGCCGGAGAAGCTGGTCTTCGATTGCGAGATTGAGGCCTGGAAAGGCAACCAACATCTGCCCCGGGAAGCGGCCTCTGGCTACCTAAGCCAGAAGGGAAAGGCCGATGATGGGTTTCTGGTGGCCAACGTCTTTGACGTGCTCTACCTTGACCAGGACATTCACGGATCTGAACTGTCCGAGCGGTTGGCCGAGCTGGAGGAGCTGCGTCTTCCTCAGGCTACCACCTCGGCGCCCAACCTTCGGTATCGCTTGAACCGTGCACCTTCGGTGGAGGTGGAGAACGCGGAAGATCTCGAGCGGGTGGTGCGCACGCTGCGCGTGGCTGCTGGGTCCGAGGGTGTGGTCGCCAAGCAATCCGAGTCCCCTTACCCGCTTTCGCCAACCACGCCCGACACCTGGGTGAAGTACCACAACGCCACGTTGCTTCACGGTGTGGTGACCAGTCGAGAGGAGACCAAGGGCGGTCACGCTTGGGTCTACCAGTTCGCACTTCTACCCGGAAAGCAGAAGCCCGAGGACTTGGTGACCGTGGACGGTCAAGAGCTGGTTCCCGTTGGTGACACCATGGGAACCAAGTTGGATCTGAAGCAAGGGGACGGAATCCTGGTCGAGGCCGAGACCGTCAACGCGATCAACTCGCCCGACGGGCAGTCGATCACGGCGTGGGTTCCCCGTGTCATGGGTGAGGATACCGAGAAACCGGACACGGTGGACCAGGCGATGCAGCGTGCGGCGCAGAACTTGGTCTTGCAGGTCAAGGACGAAGACGCGGACGGGAACACCACCTTTCGACCTACCGGCCGCACGCAGAAGCAGGAAGATCCCTTCATGGAGTTGCCGCCGGAGGACCGCCGAAACCCCTTCGTGGTGCAGAACCACTTCCGCGGACGAAGCGTGCACACCGATCTCAGGATCGGCCTGATCCCGAACAAACTCTTGATCGGCTGGACCCTGAGTACACAGGTGGAAGGCACGCTCAAGGAGCCGGTGACCACGCTCGCCCAAGCCCGAGAGGTGGTGCGCGAGCGAATGGAGGAGTACTCCAAAATCAATTGGCACACCGGGGAGTGGGCCACCCGGCCCAAGCAAGGCGCTCGCGACCTGGTCCGTGCCGAGATCTACTCCGAGCGCAAGGCGCCTGAACCCTGGGAGTGGCTCAACGTGGAGGGCGCCACCCAGGCGCCTCGGGAAGGCGAGCGCCCGCCGGTGGGCGGTACCCGGAACTTCCCCGGGGTGTTCGTGATCCTGGATCAGGGGGATGCGGAGTACGGTGCGCAGAAGCCTTGGTTCCACGAGTACTTCATGCACGGTCGCACGATGAACTACCGCCTCATCTTTCGACAGCTCAAGCTCGAGGAGGCGGCCAAGGTCGAAGATATCTGGAACGAGCCGGCACCGGGGACCTCGATGCGCCCCTACGCCCTGTCCAAGGTCGTGCTTCCGCCGTCGAGCTCCGAGGAGGGGGGCACGCTGCCCGGGGAAGCGATTTGGTTGGCCATCCGGCCAAACGATCAGCTTCCTTACGTGCTCGGGGGGGAGGCGGTTCAGAAGGCTTGGATGCCTCCTCTGGGCCGGTCGGCCTTACCCCGAACGCTACGCTCCCAGGTCCCCGAACCGTTGCGGTACTGGAACCAGCGATCCGAGGATAAGGCTCGGGAGGTGCGAGATGCCTTGGTTGCGGCAATGAAGGCCGGCGAGGTGAAGCTGGACCCAGAGGCGACCTACAAGGTAGCCAAGGCGAGCTCGCTTGAAGCCGAGTTCGTGTTGCAGGAGCAGACCTGGAAAGGCCCGGTGGTGATCCGCACCGGCCCGTCTCGGAGCATCTGGTGGGTGCGTGTCAACGTCGGCCGGCCGGAGTTGATGGCTTTGAAGTTCTACCAGTCGCCGTTGGACAACCCGCAGGTCTCGGTCGAGGTCGGCGCGGATGGCCATCAGGCAAGCATGGGGCTGGAGGGGGAGCTGAAGCCTGGCCACTACCTCAACCCAACAAAAGACACCCCCTCCGCGATCGATATCTTGGATCAAGGAAAGGCCAGCGTGCTTTCCGCCTCTCCCGATTTCATCAAGATCCGACTGGACGGCAAGCGGCTCAAAGGCCTGTTTGGGCTCACCCGCAACGGTACCGAGTGGCTCTGGGAACCTGCGCAAGCGGCACCAGACACGCAGAAGGGAGATCGCTGGTCGGTCGGCTTCGAGGTGCCAATTGCCAAGATTGACGAGGCACGGCGCGAGGTGACTGGCGTGGTGCTGGAGCCAGACGAGGTGGACGCGCAGAACGACACGATCACGGAAGAGGTGATCACGCAAGCGGCCCACCACTTCCTCGCGGACTACAATCGCGCTACGCAAATGGGGCTCATGCACCGGTTGTTCGGCGGAATTGGCGTGGAGCTATACGAAAGTTGGATTGCGCGCGAGGACTCGGAAATGAACGGTCAAAAAGTGAAGAAAGGTTCATGGCTTATGACGATCCACGTTGTGAGCGACCAGCTCTGGGAGCGCGTGCGCACGAAAGAAATCACCGGCTTCAGTATCGGCGGATCTGCGACTTTGGTGTAAATCTTTGTCTTTTTCCCAATCCTGAGTTTCAATCGAACTAGAGAGCGGAGAAAACCCTTATGGCGAATGAAGAGACCAGAGTCAGACGGATCGTGGACCTGGATGTGAAAGAGGTTTCGCTCGTGGACCGACCGGCGATTCGTCGTACCTTTCTTGTCATCAAACGACTGGAGGAAGAACCCATGGGAGCGTTCGCAACGGAAGACAGAGTGATCCAGAAGTCCGCCGAGACCGAGGACGAAGAGAAGAAGAAGGCCGGCAAAGGCAAGGACGAAATGGGCTGCAAGGCTGGGCCTGACGAGGAAGACGAGGAGAAGAAGAAGGCCGGCACGCCCGAAGAGGACCCCAACGCCATGAAGGCAGATCCCGAGGAAGAGGAGAAGCAGAAGGCCGGAATGCCTCCCAAGGCGCTGGCCGCCATGATCCGAGGGATCAAGGGCGCCCCCAAGGCAGCGGTCGATGAGCTGGTCGGGTACCTGGAGACCAAGTCCAAAGCGGCTCCGGCCGGCGACGAGTACCCCAGCCCCAAGACCAAAAACATCGTGGTCGTGAAGTCCGATGGGTCGATCGAGATCAACGCCGAGGTGACCAAGGGTCGCAAGATGTTCACCGAGCAGCGCGCGAACATGCTCAAGGACACGATCATCAGCCTCGCCCGCGTGCTGCACGAAGCGGACGAAGAGGCGACCAAGGCCGTGGTCGCGGAGCTCAAGGCCCTCCCGAGCAACTCCACCGTCGCCAGCTCTGTCCGCCCGGCCAACGCCGGCAAGCAGAAGGCCGGAGACGAGGACGACGCCGATGTCGAGAAACTCAAGAGCGAAGTGTCCTCGCTGACCAAGCGGTTGTCCGACATCGAGAACACCCGCCAGGTGTCCAAGTCGGCCACCAATGACAGCACGGACAACAAGAAGCCGGTCCAGAAAAGCCTCTGGTCAGGCTTGCTGTAGTCCAACACGAAAACCAGGGAGCTTAACTAACCGGGGATTCTACCCTTTCAGGAGGATCGGCAAATGGCAGGGATCGCGAACAGAGAGTTGCTGGAAAAGGCAATCATCACCACGGATGCGTTGGCCTCTGCGGGCAAGTTGACCACGGCGCAGAGCGACAAGTTCATCGACTACATCGTCGATGAAACCATCCTCAAAAACAACGCCCGCATCGTCCGCTTCCGGAACGAGACGTTGGACATCGACAAGATCGGCATCGGCCGCCGGGCCGCGCTGCCCAAGACCGAGGCGCAGGACCCCGGGTTGCGTCGCGGGATCAGCACCTCCAAGGTGTCCCTCACGCCGCGCGAGATCATCGTGCCCTTCGAGGTTGGCGACAACTTCAAAGAGGTGGCGCTGGAAGAGAACGTCGAGGACCACATCATCAAAATGATGGCGACCCAGATGGGCAACGACCTCGAGGAGCTCTACATCAACGGCGACGTGCTCGGTCAGGCGACGCTGGAGAGCGACTACCGGGAGGGTGGCGACACCGCGAAGTACGTCAAGGACAAGTACTTGGCGCTGGGCGATGGATGGTTCCGCCTAGGCGACGGCGGTCACGTCTACGACGCCGAGGGAAAGAACATCGGCTTGTCCGTGTTCAACGCTATGCTGCGTCAGATGCCCACCAAGTTCCGGCGCAACAAAGCGGCACTCCGCTGGTTCGTCAGCCCCGACATGGCTCAGATCTACTTCGAGAAGCTGTCCACCCGCGCGACCGCTCTCGGAGATCAGGCCGCCGGTGGCGCCGGGCACTCCCCGTTCGGCGTGCCCATGATCGAAGTCCCGTTGCTGGACTTCCTTCCGCCC